CGAGCTTCGGCGTCCGAGATCTAATCAAAAACCGTCTGGGCCGGAAGTGACGCAGCTATTCAGCCGACCGGCGCTCATCAAAGAACTCGTAGCCCACGAGGGGCTGCGCCTCGCTGTCTACGACGACGCGACGGGCAAGCCGATCGAGGCCGGCGACACGCTGGTCGGCAACCCGACTATCGGCGTGGGTCGCCTGCTCACCGCAGCCCGAGGCATCAGCGAGGCCGAGGCGTTCATGCTGCTCGACGCTGACATCGCGGAAGTCGAGCGGCAGCTAGATCACCACATTGCGTGGTGGCGCGACCTGGATGCCACGCGGCAGCGAGCGATACTATCATGGGCGTTCAATGTCGGGGCCGGCGGCGTGATGCAGTTCAAGAAAGCCCTGGCCGCAATCCGCTCAGGCGACTGGCAGGAAGCCCACGACCAGATGCTCGATTCCCGATGGGCCAAGCAGGTGCCTAGACGGGCTAACGATCTTGCAAAGGTCATGCTGCGGGGATAGGACCGGAAGACGCCGCGGCGACACTGTGACCTACAGGCTCGATCACGAAATAATCACCAAAATGCTCGCAGTCGCCAGCATGTTATTGCAATCGCCCGTAGTCGCTTGTACGCTTCAATCGCAAGCACGGCCTCGTTTTTTCGTGGCTTGGCTGCTAAGTGATTGAATTGACTTGGTTGTTTTTTCGGGTATGAACTCACTCATAACCTGAAGGTCGTAGGTTCAAATCCTACCCCCGCAACCAATAAAATCAAGGACTTAGCAGCTTGGCTAAGTCCTTTTTTTGTGTCCGTTCACAAAATATTCACAAAAAGGCTTGGTTCACGAAAAAAGCGTAGGTCGCTCTTGTCACTGTTGGTTACTGCTATTACGTTGTAATTAAGAATTGATGGAGGACACATGATCAGGAAACGAGGCCAACTCTATTACGCCGACGCCCGGCGTTTCGGCGGGAAGCAGCGCAAATTCGAGGCGCGCGCCGAAGCCGAAGCCTACCTGGAGCACCACAGATCCGCGCACCGCGCGGGCTCGGTGTACCTGGACCCGGCTCCCAGCCTGCGCGTCGCGGATGCGATCGAGGACTACCTACAGCACGAGGAGTCGCGCGCACGCGCGGGCGAACTATCAGCAGCCCACGTCGAGAACAAAGCCGTTGCGCTTCGGCAGGTCGTCGCTCTCGGCAGCCCGTCTTTCGGCTCCCGGCGCGTGGGCGCACTGCGCAAGTCCGATCTGGCTGCCGTCCAAGGACAGCTTAAAGCGGCATGCCGCGCTCACGCGACGCTCGCGAAGAAATGGGTGATTGTCGGCCAGTTCTTTGAGTGGTTGGTCGTAACGGACCAGATATCGAGCAACCCTGCCCGCGTGCGGCTGCCTCGGCGGACGGACGCGCCACAGGAGGCACTCCGCATCTCGCGCGAGCAGATCGCCGCAATCATCGAGCACGCGGACGATCGCTATAAGCTAGTCATTCAGTTCTCCGCCTATACAGGCCTTCGGGCCGGCGAGCAGCGGGCGCTGACCTGGAATGACCTCGACCTCGATGCTGGCATTGTGAGGGTTACGCGCGCAGTAAAGAAGGACGGGATTATTGGCCCGCCTAAAACTGCGGGCGGCAAGCGCACGGTGCCGTTGGCGCCTGACCTGATCGCGGAGCTGCGCGCATGGAAGCTGGCACAGCCGATCGAGCAGCGCCGCCAGGGGCTCGTGTTCCCGACGGCGACCGGCGGAATTGCCGACATCAACAACTGGCGGAACCGCGGGCTGAAAAAAGCCTGTAGGTCGGCTGGCGTCGACTTGATCCGGTGGCACGATCTGCGACACTATTTTGCGTCGATTTTATTGTTCGAGCTCAAAGAGGAACACGCAACAATAACCACATTGCTCGGGCATCATTCGATTTCGTTCACCCACAGCCAGTACGGCCACTGGCTTGTTGACGCGAGGCGAGATCAGGATTTAGGCGCGCGTCTCGGCGCGGCGTTGGGGGGACGATCATGAAAAACCAAGAGAACGAGTACGCCTGGCTGGCATTTGTCACGACGGCCGTGAACCAATACATAGACGACCACGTCGCATACGTCACCGTCGACCCGCTCAATCGACAGGATTGGCTGACGCTGCCCGACACCGAAAAAGCGCGGCTGCGCATCATGCAGTCGTGGGCGCAAGCTACATACCTCACGCACATGACCAGCGGCGCGAAAGCTATGCACACGCCGCTGCGCACATGCGGCTACGCTGTCGCCGCGCACTATTTGGCGTGGGCTCTCGGCGATGGCGATCTGATGCGCTGTAGCGATGTCGAGTACATCGCGACGCAGATGCAGGCGAGCTCGAACGCTGCGAAGAAAGTTGTCCCGAGCCTGATCGCGCAGCGGCGTGTCACGCAGGTAGTCGACCGCGACGACTCGCGCGTCCGGCGGCTCGCGCTGACACAAGAGGCGATCCGAAACGCCGCCGTCCAAAATATCACATCGAACGTGAACCTGTTGTGCGCGGCTGAACAGATTGGCACGGTCAGCTATCTAAAGCTCTGGGAAAATGCGAGCAAGGAGGCGCAGGAGTTCATGCGAGGCTGCCGGGCACGGCACAAGCAAATCTTTGGCTGGGCTGATTCTCAGCGGCCCGCGCTGCACGTCGTGAAGAATTAGGCGGGTATTTCGAACCTAATTCTGAAACCTTAAATTAAAACCAAGTCCTATCTCTGATGATGACGCCGCCCACACCGCGATGCAAAGGTGGGCGGCGGCACATCGGAGGCAGGCATGAAAATCACGACATACCTCGGCGACTACGCCGACGTTACATTGAGCGACGTAGACCAGGACGGCCTCGCCATCGAGTGCCACGACGAGGCTAGCGCGATCGCGCTGGCGGCTGGCATAGCAGACTTACTGCGGCGCTACGCTGTCGAGCAAGTCGCTGTCAGCACAGCGCGAGAGACGCTCGCCGATTAACTCCAGCTTCCGCAACACCTTTCTTTACATCGTCCACCGACCCGTCAAGCTGCATTGCTCATCAGCTCGTCCAGCGCAGCCCGCACGATCCACCAGCGGCGGCCATCCTTCAGCGCGCGAACCTGGCCGGATTGGCACAGCCGCACCACGCGCATCTGATCTGACCGCGTCGCCGCGCCGAACAGCGCGCGCGCTGCGTCAGCAACAGACACCAGAGCGCCACTCACAGCGCTCCCGCCCCCGCGGCGATCACAATAACAAGCGCGTAGACGGCGCCGAGCACCATCAAAAAGGCGCAGATTTCCGCGACAAGTCTTACACACTGCAGCATAGCCACCTCCCAAAATGAAACCGGGAGCGTAACTATTAGTTATGCGGACGTCAAGCTAGTGATGGTGCGTAGCGACGACGCGGTCGATGCGTAGGACGTCGGCGCGCGGCAGCGTGATGTTTTTTGGGGGATTAAGCTGCTCAAGCGACAGCTTGTCTGCGGTATACGCCCGGAACTGCTTAACGATTGCCAGCGTCTCGCCGCGCTTGGATTTGTATTGGACGACGCACAGATCGCCAGGGCGCAGCGGACTGCCGGGGCTCGCAAAAACAACGTCGGCCGTCTGTAGCCGGGGTGACATGCTCTCGCCCGCCACGATCACGCCGTAGCCTGCGCCGCGCACTGGCGGGGGCGCAGGCTGGTACTCAAGCGGCGTCGAGACGTCGCTGATATCCTCGCCTGTGCCGGCGGCGGCAGCGCCGTAGACCGGGACAGTGCGACCGGGGCTCGCTGCGCTGGTAGCACTAGCGACGCCCCACAGCTCGCCCTCGTCCATCTCAAGCGCCGCGGCAATGCGTGCGGCCAAGTCTACAGTGGGCTGGATCTCGCCCCGAACGTATCTACGGATCGCGGCGCCCTTCATGCCCACCAACTGCGCCAGTTGCTCGGCGGTCATGCGGCGCTCTTGGAGCGCCTGCTTCAATCTGTTCATCGCTTCCTCCCGCTAGGCGGCGCTTAGTGCGCTCTGTGCCGGGCTTCGAGCCTATCGATGTAATTACGCCTTGACAATCCACTGCGCCATTATGTAACTCATAGTGACTTATTGGTTACGAGTTGGTGCCACCTGCATGTTCCTTCGCGAATACCTTGCCGCCCGCGGCCTAACCCAGCAGGAATTCAGCGACACCGTCGGCGTCTCCCGCGCCACGGTCAGTTATTGGTCGCGCGGCCTCAAGCAGCCGCGCCCAGTGCACGCCGCAAAGATCAGGGCGGCGACGCGCGGCGAGGTGACGAGCGAAGACCTGCAAGCAGCGTCGGAGATCGCGCGATGATGCAGTCGACCCCGCCGAGCCGCCCGAGCGACGTTTACCGGCGACACTATCCCAGCCACATAGTCTGCGAGCTGTGCGGAGAACTGACGCGAGGCCGCGTCTATGAGAACCGGCGCGAGGTCCGCTGCGGCTCGTGCGCGCGGGTTCTTACGCTGCTCGACGCGGCGTGGGTTACCGATGAGGTCGCGGAATGAGAGCGGCAGACCTGCTGGCGCAGGCGTCGCAGCTTGTGTCCGAGACCCGCGCCGCGACGCACGGCGACGCGCACACAAACCACTGGAACATCGCGCGGCTCTGGAACGCCTTCCTGTCAATCAGGCCGGAGCCTGCTGATCCTCTCAGCCCGCGAGACGTGGCGCTAATGATGGCGCTCCTCAAGATCGCGCGCACGCAGTTGGGCGATCACAACGTCGACGACTACGTCGACGCGGCTGGATACATCGCGCTTGCCCAAGACGTTGGGGCAATCGCCGAGTTGGTAGCAGATGACTGATCCGGCCGACAGCGACTATGTCGCCTGCGACTACGTCCCCTGCACCGAGTGCGACGGGCGCGGCGTGGTGTTTTTCCAGCGCAGCGAGACACGCGCTGACCCGGTCGAGTGTCCCATGTGCTTAGGCAGCGGCGAGGAACTGGCCGGTGACTAGGTGGGTGCGCTAGTGGGCAAGGCGCAACGCGACAAGGGCGCTCGCTTCGAGCGAGAGATCGTCAACCGGGCGAAGCTGCACGAACTTGACGCGCAGAGGGTGCCGCTGAGTGGCGCGACAAACTTCGCAAAGGGCGACGTCGTCGTCACCGCTGCGTCGGGCGTCAAGTGGATCTTCGAAGCAAAGAAGCGAGGCGACGGCTTCAAGCAAATCTACGCCTGGCTCGAAGCCGAGGCGGCTGACGCGCTGGTTATTGGCGCGGACAACAAGCCGCCGCTGGTCGTGCTGCCGATGGCCGACTTCTTCGATTTGCTAGCGGGGCGACACGGATGAACGGCTTCGAGTTGCATCGCGCCGCGTTCACCAACAAGCGCAACCCCGACATCCACCTGTCTGCATCGACCTTGAACTTGTGGATCGCCGCTCCCGACGTCTTCGTCGCGGAGAAACTGCTTGGACATCGCAGCGCTTTCGGACCTGCGCCCGCGCGCGGCATCGCGATCGAGGACGGCTGTGTGGATGTCCTCTATCGCGGCAAGTCGCTCGACGAGGCGATTGCCAACGCAGAAAAGGCCTTCGACCGCAAAGTAATCCTGTCGTCGCCCAATACGGAAAGAGAGCGCGCGATGATCGCGCCTTGCGTCACGCTGGCGGTCGGCGAGCTGGCGAAGTTTGGCAAGCCCGAGTTCGGCGAGGACGGCGGTCAGATGGGCGGCACGCTCGACTGCCGGTGCGACGGGTTCACGATCCCGTTCGTCTACTACTTGGACTTCCTGTATCCCGAGAGTGGGCTGATCGTGGATTTGAAGACGACGAGCCGGATGCCCGCGGTGATGTCGCTGTCGCACCAAATACAGCGCGCCCTGTACCAGCGGGCGCGGGGCAACCAGCAGGTCAAGTTTTTGTACGTCACGCCGAAAAAGGCCGAGTGGCGCGAAGACGGCGATGTGAGCGAATTGCTGGCGATCGTGAAGTCGCAGACGGAGCGCCTGGAGCGCTTCCTGCGCATATCGCCAAACGCGGAAGACCTCGCGGCGATCGTGCCGCACAACCCTGACAGTTTTTTTTGGCGCGGCTCTGAGGACACACGTCGCGTCGTGTTCAAAAGCTAACCGTGAAGGAGGTAGCAAAAATGGCGTTTGAGTTTGATACAGGCCCGCGCGGCGGTGGTAACCGCTACTTGAAATGGAGGGTGCAAGGCGGCGAGACATACGGACCCGAGACGTTTGTCACAGGCTACGGTGACAGCTCCGCGGAGTACGCGCCGCTCAAGAACGGCGGCGTCGTCATGGACATCGACACGCTGCGCACCGGCTGGAACTCCTTCGGCGCGCGCGAGTGGGTCTGGAACGACAGCGTCTCGCGCTTCGCGCCGAAGCCGGATGACGCGAACGACGATTGGAAGAAGGGCTTCAGCGTCGCCCTGCAAGACGACGACGGGTCCGTCGTATGGGAGCAGGAAGGCGCGAGCGCCTTCGGCTCGCTGGAACGCCTCGCGCCGGAACTGCGCAAGCGCGACGGCGACAAGCTGCCCCGCGTGCGCCTCAAGAACGTGGAGCGCTTGCCCAAGCAGAAGATGGCGATCCCGATTTTAGAGATTGTCGAGTGGGTCGACCGCTCGACCGCCGCCCCGTCGGGCACCTCCACTGACGACGGCGGCTTCTGAGCCTCGCTCTCCTCACGACACGAGGCTCGCTTGGCGGGGAGGTGATCCCTCCCGTTCACCTCCCCGCTTTTTTTCAACGGGATACATCGGAGGACCACATGAGGAAGCTACTGTCAGGCCTGACACGGCGGCAGCGTTTGATCTACATCGCCCTGCTGGGGGCGGGACGATGAGCGCCCAGAGCAAGGAGGCGGCGCTGGCTCTGCTGGAGCAGACCCGCGCCGAGTATCTGCAAGACGCGCGCGAGGCTGCGATGCGGCTTGGCGAGCAATACGACCAGGTCACGATC